AAAATATCTACTCTCTTATTTCCAAGTGCAATATCAAACTTTGTCATTCCATCTTGTAAATATTCGATGAGATAAGCAGTGTAAGGAAGAGTCCTATCATCTGCTAATGTGGGATCACAATCCCTGTGAAGAATCTTTATGTCCTTCAAGACCTACCACCCCATTGGATATCTGGAAAGGCAGATTCAACAACTTCCCTAGTAATCTTATATGCAGATGCAAGTTTTTTATCCTTCACGAGACACAGAACATCAGCCTCGGTGGGATGAAGACCCTCAAGAATTTGAATAAACATGGACTCTCTACGGGTCTTGGACAGAGTATCATTACCACCTTTCACGAAGTGGTAAAGGTTTTTCCATTCTTTACGAAGTGAGGTGTGATCAGTACCAACAGGTACTTCGTTACGTTGGTAAGGAACTTCACCTTCTGGTAAAAGAGACACAACAGTGTCATCAAAATTCCAAATCAGAAGGGCAGTAAGTGCATCACACCTCTGTTCTTTTAGAACTTCAACCTTTTTGGCCTTTGTTCTTTGTTTCGAAACCAACTCAAAAATCTCATGAACGAAAGGGTTGGGTGGTAATTTAGTTGATGTTGCCATTGTAGTAATAATTTTAGTTCAGTTTAAATATTTATTGAAGGATGTCAATCGTCATCTTCATCGGTAAAGTCATCCATATTGTATAAGGAGTTGTCAAATCTTACCGCCAAAACTTCATCAGGAATAATTTGTCCATTCTCATCAAACATTTCTGGATGGGTTGGAATGAATGTGGAGTTTCTTTCTATTACATATTCCTTTAAAAGATATCCAATAACTCCTCCAACCAAGAGGAACATAATCGAGATAACCGTGGACAACGTGAGTGTGACTGCTAACATCTTAGCTCTCCTTTTTTCTTATGTCAAACTGTATGTCTAAGAAAAAATGGAACTCTCTTTTGAAAAGGGAGACCATCTTTCCAAAGGTAACTTGAAAAGTCTTAGGTGGTTCCCTCCTCTTTCTATTTCTAAGTAGTAGTTCAAATCCCCTATTCATCTTAGGAGATTCGTTGTCATTATTTAGTGGGTCTTCTCTTTCTTCCAGGTCTTTTGTCATTTCTATATTTCTCTGCATCATTAAGAATTTTTACCAGATAATTTTTTATTTTTCTTGCCTCTGGTTTACCTATGTGACCATAACCCTCACGTAATTGTTTGTGAATCTCGTCACTACCACCTTCTAAGTAACCTTCAAGGTCTAGAACAAGGTATTTTATCTCAGCGGCAACACAACTCATTAGGAAGTCTTCTACAACAGTCCTAGGAGTCTTACTATCCTTAAGGTAATCATACATGTTTAACATGTATTTACCATCAAAGGCGTAGTCTATAGTTTTTTCTACCGTGTCATATAGATCCTGTAACATTAGACAAGATTATTCTCTCTCAAATATTTAACAGTTTCTCTACATCCACCGAGTTTTTTATCTCCGACAATTATTTGTGGGAAGGTAGCACCATTTCCAAACTCTGCATAAAACTCAGATCTTTCAAAGTCTCTTCCGAGTTTATATTCAACAAAATTAAGTTCTGCTAACTGTAATGCACTAATGACCTTTGTACAAAAAGGACATCCACTCTTTGAATAAACGGTAAAGTTGTTCATAATAGGATGATAAGTGGGATAGAAATAGTTAATAGAGCTAAAATGAATCCCCCTACTTGATCAAGTAGGGGGCGCATACTATATGGGTCTTTCATTTATTATTACCCATAATTTTATTATAGTCATTCTTCATTGCAGCAAGAGCCCATGAAGATGCCAGAGAATCAGGACCGTGGTCGAGAAGATATAATTGACGTTCAGACAATACCTTCATTTTTTTATATTCTTCTCGCCAGTCCTTTTTCATGTGAATATTTATTAAGATTGAAGTTCTACAACAATTTTGTCTGCCTGTTCAGGACCCATGATTCCCAACTTACGACGTTTCTCTTGAGAACGAGTGGTCAAAAGTACAGCAGAGGTGACTGGAGGAGCAACCGCAAGAGTAATGCCGTAGTCAACCAAAGAGATTGGAAGAGCAACTGCTGCTGCACCACTTGCAGCAATGAATGGCATCCAATAATTAGTTTTTACACTATAAACTAAAGAAGTGACAGGAGGAACTACAAACATGTGAAGAACCCAAGCAATACCAAGACGGACTCGTGCTTGTTTTGCATCGTTCAACTGTTCCAACTTCAATTTAAATTCATTATTATCCATAAAAAAGAGGGGGGTGTTAACCCTCTTAGTATATCACCTTTATTTTTGATTGTAAAGATCTTCCAGTCTTTCTCTGGATAGATCAACATACATAACTTCTTCACCAGAAGAAGGTGCCTCTGGATGACGTGGTTTACGTGGTTTATTCATCTCTATATTGATAGATTGAATATTACTCCACATCATCGCAAAGGCAGCACCTGCAATAAGAGCAAAGCAAAGAAAATAAAAGAATATTTCAAAGTTATTCATTGTTTATTTTCCGCATCTGAGTTTAACATAGTCAAAAACTTTTTTGGGAACATTAATATCTAACGCTGCCTCAAACCCCTTGAATCCAGGGGACGAGTTTGCTTCACAGATTCGGTATCCATCACTATGAAATAGTAAATCAACACCAGCAATATCAAGATCAAGAACTTTTGCAGTTTGAATAGCCAGTAACTCCATTTGATCGTCAACATCGTAAGCTTCCCCTTGACCTCCACGGGAAATATTGGCTTTAAATGAACCGTCAGTAGACTTACGTTGCATAGCACCGACGACTCTACCTCCGATTACGATGACACGTAAATCTTTACCTTCCGATTCTTTAATATACTCCTGAATAATCATAGAGTTTTTAGAATCTAAAGAAGAAATAAGTTCCGACAAATCCTCAAACTGTTTAGCATCTTCACAAAGAAAAACACCAGCACCATGAGAACCCGTCACAACTTTCATAACACAAGGAAATCCAACCTGTTTCTCAACGGTTTCTGCCTTGCACGGAAACCTTGTAAGCATTGTTTTGGGGATAGGTAGTCCTGCTTGAGCCAAAATTTGACTCGCGTACAACTTATCTTTCGATGCTTCTATAGCACTGGAACTAGGTAAAGTTAGGACGTTTAGTCGTTCAAACTGTCTGAGAACAGATAGATTAAAGTAACCAGTACCGCTCCCAGTCCTAGCAAGTATACTGTCTGGGAGAGAAACAATATCATTACGATATCGAATAGATTTGCGATCATCTCTAGAAACAATCAAGTCGATCTCATCAGCAAATACTACTGAGAAATCAATACCATATTTATCTGCTTCATCGATAAATCTTTCGCGTTCATACATCTCAGTGGTGAGACGATTACCAAGCATCCAGAGTTTCATTCGCTATCCCAAGGTGAGTCTTCAGATGATTCTTTCTTAATATGATAAGAATCAAGGGCACTTTCAAGTGCTTCTGTTACATTCTCCTTGAATGAACGATAGGGAATGAACATTTCATCATCATCAGTCTTATAGTCCTGGTGTGTCTCTTTGAACTTACGATCTACATCATACAGGAGATTTTGTACGATGTCATTAATAACTTCAATGCTCTTTGGCGTCAGTGAATGCCATTCAAAACCAGGGAACATATCATCTTTGACACGATTTAGTAGTGCTCTTTTACAATGCCACTGACTATCAAAGATCTGGGTAAATGCTTCCCAGTCATGTTGGGATTTGAAATGTGGGATACTCATTTGTTTTTTAACTCCATATAATCTCTTGATGTATAAAACAACTCATCACGCCAGTTACGACCAGCAATATCAAATGTAAATCCTAACTTACCAAGAGAGAATAGGAATGAAAACAGTTTACCATACCCCATAGTGATTTGAAGGTATGGAAACTCAATCCAATTACCATACTCACCAATATCAAAAGCCACCTGAAGTAGAGAATATTTCTTTGTAGTAAGGATCGTCATATAATACTCCTTACCATAATCTTCACGGATACCGAATTGAATGAGTTTCATTTGGGACAGGATTTATAGAACTCTCCTTCAATATAGCAGGAGTATTTGGACTTGTCAATCTTAGCAGGTTGTTTGTTACTAAGATGATAGATTACAGGATCACCACCTACAACCACTGGCACATCTTGTAGACAACCAGCTAAGATACAACCAACAATAGGAACAATCATACTACTTTATCACACTATCAGTATATTATACAAAAAAAGCACCCCTGCGAAGGAGTGCTGTGACACTTTGAGAAGTGGTTTAGAGTGCGTTGCCCCTAGGAAGAACTTCCTCTGGGAACACAAAGTTCTCATGAGGTTGGTCTACTGGTGCCATCCAAGCACGTAAGCCTTCATTAAGAAGCACGTTCTTTGTATAGAACGTCTCAAATTCTGGATCCTCTGCTGCTCTTACTTCCTGAGACACAAAGTCATAAGCACGAAGATTGAGTGCGAGACCAATGATACCAATAGAACTTGTCCAAAGTCCCATGACAGGAACGAAAAGCATAAAGAAGTGAAGCCAACGCTTATTGCTGAAAGCAATACCAAAAATCTGAGACCAGAATCGGTTAGCAGTGACCATGGAATAAGTTTCCTCTTCCTGAGTCGAATCAAAAGCTTTGAAAGTGTTTGCTTGATCACTATCTTCATAAAGAGTATTCTCTACTGTAACACCATGAATTGCTGAAAGTAATGCTCCTCCCAGTATACCAGCAACTCCCATCATATGGAAGGGGTTGAGTGTCCAGTTGTGGAAACCTTGGAGGAATAGAAGGAATCTAAAAATTGCTGCAACTCCAAACGATGGAGCAAAGAACCAACTGGATTGACCAAGAGGGTAAATAAGAAATACGCTGACAAAGACAGCGATAGGACCCGAAAAAGCGATAGCATTGTAAGGACGAATACCGACTAGACGTGCGATTTCAAATTGCCGAAGCATGAAACCTATGAGAGCAAAGGCTCCGTGGAGCGCCACAAAAGTCCAGAGTCCCCCAAGTTGGAGCCAGCGGACGAAATCTCCCTGAGCTTCTGGACCCCATAAGAGTAAGAGGCTATGTCCGAGAGCATCAGCAGGAGAAG